CAAATACGGGGCTCATGTTTCTGGACATAATTACCAAAGCTTAGGTGTGTGTTATATAGGAGGCATGAGTAAAGACATGAAAGACTGGGAAGACACTAGAACCGATGAACAAAAAAAATCATTAATAATTTTATTAAAAAATTTAAAAAAATTTCACCCTGAAGCCATTATATATGGCCATAGAGATTTTTCTACTAAAAGCTGCCCAAGTTTTGATGCAAAACAAGAATACAAAGATTTATGAATATATGGAATAAAATTTTTGGATCAGCAGGCATAGAGGTTGCAGATAAAGTAACAGGCATAGTGGATAAATTTATTCAAACGCCTGATGAAAAAGTAGCGTTTAAAAAAGAGATGTTAAGAATATTTCATAATGCTGCTAATGAAGAACAAAAAAACGTAACAGAAAGGTGGAAAAGCGATATGACTTCAGATAGCTTGTTATCAAAATCTGTTCGGCCAGCTGTACTAATTTTTCTAATAACCAGCACAATCTTGCTTATTTTTATTGACTCAGGATTTATTACCTTTGTAGTTGATGATGAGTGGAAAGATCTTTTAAAAGTTTTGCTAGTAACTGTTGTTGCTGCATACTTTGGAGGACGCTCATACGAAAAAGGAACTAAAATTAAAAATAAGTAATGTCTAAAATATCATCGTATCCGATACAATCAATAATAGTAGGAACTGACAAGGTAATTGGTAGTGATGCTATTAATGACATGGCAACAAAGAATTTTACTTTTGATGATATTGCTATTTTTCTTAACACAAACAATAAAATAGAAAGCAACGCATTAAGGTATCAGTATCAAAACTGGAACACAGGTGATGTAAGAAGGTCTGGAACTATATCTTTTTCAAACTCAGGAGCTGGAACACCTGCCTTTTCTTCTTTAACAACATTTATGTTAAGCAAGTTTATGTTAAAATCAAACATAGACGTTTCTTCGTACTATTCAGTACCACTGATATCTTCAGTAGTTTTAATTTCACAAAGCGACAATCCTTCAAATTTTGGTGTATATAATTGGAATTCAGCTACACAAGACGGAGCAGAACCTAATTTTTTTGATATAGGATTATCATTTAGAGCTGGTGCTGGTAACCTTATAAACGATAAAGATTATTTCATATCTTTGCTAACGTATGGCGGAGCTACTTCAGGAGATAAAAATTATGTTTTTTCTCAAGATGTGGCGGCTAATCCTTGGATTGTAAATCATGGATTAAATAAGTATCCGTCAGTATCTGTTGTTAACTCAGCGTTAGAAACAGTATACGGAGATGTAGATTATGATAGTTTAAATCAAGTAACAATAACTTTTAACGGGCCACAAACAGGAAAGGCCTTTTTTAACTAACAAAAAAACATAACATGAAAAAAATATTATTAACATCAGTATTAAGTTTATTTACAATTTTAGCTTCAGCACAATTTATGGTAACAAGCATGATTAGTTCGCCAGCAGACGGAGAAGAAATAAGCTTAGACAATTTAACGGACAACATAGGGGTAATGTACACTATGGATAAAATAAGTGCAGGAGTAATGATGAATGGAGATGACTATAATTTTGTAGCAAGATATTCTTTAGGTGAACGCCTATATGCTTACGGATTAATGACTGAAGATGAAGAAGTGTCTTTAGGAGTTGGGTATGCTTTAAATGTGTGGAAAGAACTATACATAGAGCCGTCTTATTTATTAGATCTTGAAAACGAAGACTATGAAGGGGAACTTAAACTAAGCTTAACCTATAAATTTTAACAATATAAAACACAGATAACATGGCAATTAATTTTTTACAAAATGTCTCGCTCAATAACACAGAGCTACAAAACTTTAAAGTACAGAATGTAACTTCTGATCCTTCCGTAACAGGGGAAGGTCAGTTAATCTATAGATCAGACTCTAATGTTCTAAAATTTTACAATGGAGCTAGTTGGATTACTTTAGATAGTAACGCTGGTACAGTTACATCTGTAGGTGTTTCAAGTAACTACTTTACTATTGGTAGTTCTCCGATAACTTCTAGTGGGACAATATCTGTAGATATGCCAGCATCTGGAGTTACCGCAGCATCTTATACTCTTGCAAGTATTACTGTTGATTCAAAAGGATTAATTACATCAGCATCAAGCGGCTCGGTTAATGTAGGGGTTACGACTTTTACTAACGCTAACGGAACATTTGTTTCGGCATCAACTGTTAACTCATCTGCAACTGGAGCTGTAACAATGGGTACTATTGATTTATCTGCTTCTGGTTCGCCAAGTGGTTCTACGTTCTTAAGAGGTGATAATGTTTGGGCGTCTGTACCTGGAGGATATACTAATTGGACTTTACAGGGTGATTCAGGGTCTAACTTAACAGTTAATGACGGAGTAACAGTTGATTTAGCAGGGGGAACAGGAGTTTCTACAGCAACAACAGCTACAGGAATGACTATAACAAACACTGGTGTAACTTCTGCGGTAGCAGGATCAAACATATCAGTAAGTGGTGCGACTGGAGCTGTAACTATTGCATATACAGGCGGAACTGGAACTATGAGTTCATGGAATTTGGTTGGTGACTCAGGAAGTCAATCAATAACAAACGGAAACAATGCTACTTTTATTGGCGGAACTGGTATTACAACGGCGGCAAGTGCAACTGATGATTTAACAATTACTCTTGATAATACATCGGTAACGGCAGGGTCATATACTTCGGCTAACTTTACAGTTGACGCACAAGGTAGAATAACTGCCGCATCTAATGGTGGTGCAGGAACAATGACTTCATGGACTATTGGCTCAACGACAGGATCAAATCAAACTGTTAGTAATGGTCAAGTAGTAGATGTTGTTGGTGGAACATACATTAGCGGTTCTATTGCGGGAACAAGAACAGTAACTTTAGCTCACGATACTACATCAAGAAGCGATACTACTAGTACAAGTTCTCCAGGATCGGCAGGAACGTTTACAGCGGTTGACTCTGTAACAACAAATAGTACAGGTCACATAACTGCTTTAAATACTAAAACTGTAACAATGCCAACACTACCTACTGTATATAGTGGGTGGTTATTAACAGGAGACAGTGGTACATCAGCAAACGTAACGGCTGGCTCAACTGTAGATATACAAGGTGGAACAGGAATAACAACAAGTTCTAACGGATTTATTCTTGATGTTACAAATGATGGTGTTCTTTCTAATATTGCAGGAACAGGTATTGGGGTAAGTGGAGCTACAGGAAATGTAACAATATCTAATACAGGGGTTACTTCAGCGGTTGCTGGATCTAATATTAGTGTATCATCAGCAACAGGAGCGGTAACAATAGCTTACACTGGAGGAACAGGAGAAATGACTTCTTGGACTTTAGCGGCAGACAGTGGCTCAAGCCAATCTATAACTAATGGTAATACAGTAACAATACAAGGTTCAACTGGTATTGATACAGCGGTTAGTGCTACAGATGATGTAACAATTAACTTAGATTTAAATGAACTAACAACAATTACTTCGGCAGCAGCTACGGCTGAATTAATTATAAATAGTTCTGGTAACAAAAAGATTGATATAGATGACATTCACTTAAATCAATTTGGTGATGCTGAAGGGACTATTGACATGGGAGGATTTAAAATCCTAGATGTTGCAACTGGAGTTTCAGGAACCGATGCTGTAAACGTAAATCAATTAAACGCTGCCGTTGTAGGTCTATTAGACTTCAAAGGAGGTTTCAATGCAAGCACAGGTGCAATCGTAGGTGGAGGAAACTTAACAAGTGGTGCTTCAAGAGTTGCTATAGCTGTCGGTGATTTTTATGTTGTTACAGTAGCTGGTAATTTCTTTGGAGATGCTTCAGAGCCATTAGAAATAGGAGATCAGGTTATTGCTCAAACTGCTGCTGTTCAAGGAGCTTCGGTAATTGGAGACTTTGTAACAGTACAGGCGAATATTGATATTGCAACAACTACTACAGTAGGTTTAGTAAGTGTTCCAACATCAGGAGGAATTAATGTAAGTGCAGCAGGAGCAATATCTTTAGATTCGGGAGCAGATGCTTCTTCAGGTTCTGCAACACAAACGTCATCTATTACTACTAATGCTTATGGTCAGGTTACAAGTCAGTCAAATACAACTATTGCAATACCAGCATCACAAATTACAGACTTTTGTCAAGCGGTAACAACTTGTATTGGTAATAATCATAATGCTGTTGCAAATATTGGTAACAATTCAGCAACAACTTACACTGTAACTCACAATTTAGGAACAAGAGATGTAATGGTTCAAATTTATCGTAACGAATCTCCTTTTGATGATTTAGGTTGTGGAGTTGAAAGAACTTCAACATCTGCGATTACTATTTCTACAGTAGATCCTTTAGATACAAATGAAGCAAGAGTATTGATTACAGAAATACTTTAATCTAAATCACATATACGGGTTTAAATATTGGCATAACGCTTTTATTTAAATTCGTATATTTGTAAAAATCAAATAAAAATAACTATGTCTTCTTGTAATATAACAGATAATAGATGGTTTTGTGATAACGTAAAAATTAAAATGGGGGATGGAGGCCCTGGAAGCGGTGGCAACCAAGTACCAGATTTTACTATTTATCATGATGCCCCTGGCGGATCCTCTAATATAAACTATATTACAGCTACAAAGTTTGCAAGTTCTGATCCTAATGATCCAAATCCAAGGCCAATATACATACAAGCTACCGAAACAAGAATAGAGGGTGTTGATGATATTATGGCAACCTTCATACAGGCAAGTAATTATGTAGGGGGAAATAGTGCTGTAAATTTATATGCTGATAACAGCATAAGATTTACAACAACAACAGCGGGTGCAACCGTTAATGGAGCGTTAACAATAAACACAATAGTTAATGCAGGTACTGATACTGATAAGTTTTTAGTATCAGGGGCAAGCGGTACGGTTAAGTTTAGAACAGGTGCTGAAGTAAGAAGTGATATAGGTGCAGGAACAGGAAATGGAACGGTAACAAGTGTAGGATTTTCTCATGGAGGAAATGCTTTTACAACAGGTGGTGCGCCAGTAACAAGTAATGGTACAATTTCCATTACAATGGCAGGTAGTTCTTCACAGTATGTTAACGGAGCAGGTAACCTTACCTCTTTTCCAAGTATACCTGCGGCAGCAAACAATGCAACTATTACTATTGCTGGTGCTGATGGTATCCGTATAAATAATGGTGCTAGTGGTAACTTTACAACTGACCAGTCTGTTGCTGAGACTATAACGGTTACAATGGACTATTCTGGAGCAGATAATTTTATATTAGGAAGTGCAGTCGCAACTGGTACTGCTATACAAACAACAGATAAAATAATATATAGTGATGTAAATGATAATGATATATACTATGGAAATGTAAGTGATTTACCGTTTGACAACTCAGGCGGTACAATGTCTAGTTGGAATTTAACTGGAGATAGTGGAGGATCGGCTCAAATTGATCAAGGAGATACTGTTGATATTGCTGGAGGTACAAATATAACTACTACACGATCATCTAACACTGTTACAATAACTAATGACGTTGTTAATAATAATCAGTTAGTAAATGGAGCACTTTATACAACTAATACAGGAACTGTAACAGGAACTGGAGTTTCAACAAGATTAGCTTTTTGGAGCGGGACAAGTTCTTTGTCAAGCGATGCAGGATTAACATATAATAACGCAACAGATGCTTTATCGGTATCAGGGGCAGTAACATGGAGTGGCGGTGGGTCAACAGAGTCTAATTCTGCTTATGACAATATGATTACAGGCTTTTCTGACGGAGGTTCTTCTACAATAACACTAACACTTACACAACAAGACGGTGGCACTTTAACTACATCGTTTGGTAATCCACAAGGTACAGTTACTGAAGTAGGAATATCTCATACAGGTAATGCTTTTGCTGTTAGCGGAACGCCAATTAATTCAAGTGGAACTTTAGCTATTGATATGCAAGGAACCTCATCTCAGTATATTAATGGAGCGGGAAATCTTATTACTTTTCCAAATATACCTTCTTCAGCAAACAACCCAACAATTACACTAACTGCTGGAACAGGATTAACAGGAGGTGGAACTTTTACTCTTAATCAGTCTGGTGCAAGTACAATTACTTTTAATGCTTCTAATAATGGAACTGTTACTCAAGTAGCAACAGGTAGTGGGCTTACGGGTGGAACAATAACAAGCACAGGAACTTTATCGGTTGATTATAGTTCAGCAGGATTGATAGCTGATTGTCCAGCAGGAACAGGATCAATAAGTGAGAATGATTTTATAATGATAGGGAAGGATGATTCAGGTTCTGGAGAAACAAGAACTTATGAGGTACAAGAGCTTTCATCATTTTTTGGATCTGGATCTGTAACTTCGGTTTCAGCTGCAAACCCAACCACTGGTGGGGCAGCGTCTAATCCTCTTTTTATTTCAGGATCTTCAACAGTAAATCCAACAGTAAATCTTAATCAAAATTTAATAACTAATCTTTCAAATTTAGTTGAAGTAGAATCCACAACAGGAAATGGAGGGGGTGTTATTACAGGAACGTGGAATGCCAACACAATACTAGAAAAAACAGGATCTACAGCTGGAGTTTACCAAGGAGAGGTTGTTTATTTTGGCTCTGGTTCTGTAGCAAAAGGAAAATTATATGTTTTAAAAGCTGGTGATTGGGTAGCGGCAGATGCAGACGATGTAACTAAATCTCAAGGATTAATAGCTATTGCTATTGCAACAGGAACAGCTACAGCGGTTGGTATGTTAACAAGAGGAATGTATACTTTAAGTTACGATCCTGCATTTGATGATGGAGATATATTATACTTATCTACTACAGAAGGGCAAATGTATTATGAGCCGCCCTCTGGTTCCCAAAGAGTTGTGAGGATATTAGCAACCGCTCTTTCAGCAAGCTCAGGAGAAATATTCTTTCACCCAGACAATACGTTTATTGAATTAAGTTAATATGACGATATCTAAATTAAACACGATATTGTATAATTCAATAAACAAGGTAGAAACAATTTCTACATCAGGTATTGAGCAAATAAACACAATAGATACTCCTTCAAGTTTTGCTACAAACTATTCAATAGAGGGTAATGGATCAAATCAATATATATCTTTAGGAAATAGAGAAAATACAGGATTAAATCCTACAGAAGCACAAATTAATGGCGATGGATATACTTGGACTCAATGGATTTATATTGATGATTTGTCTACTACTTTTCAGTTGTATTCTTTAGGTGTAAGTGGGACTAATAATTACTATGGTATACAAATGGTAGTAAATAGAAACGCTGCTTTTGTATTTCATTTCTTTGGATTAAATGGTACTAGTCCTGGTGCGGGAACAAATAATCGTTTGACTAAACGAACTCAAAACAGTACAATATCTACAGGACAATGGTATCATCTTGGGGTTGTTGTCCCTACAAATGGTTATGATGATAATTCATCTTGGAAAATGTATATTAATGGCTCGGAATATTCAGGAACGTATATAGATTCAGGAAATACAAGTCTTAATTTAGCTTACAGCGGTAACTCTAATCTTGGAGCTTGGCAAAGAGCAGGAACAACTTTATCTAATCTTTTTGATGGAGAAATAAATAATGCAGCAATTTTTAGTAAAGGACTTAACGCAAGTAATATGGCTGCTATTTATAATAGTGGAACTCCAATAGATTTAAGTTCAAATTCTGGCAACTATACTGAGTCAGCAGCCCTTGAAGCTTGGTGGAGATTTAATGAAGGAACGGGTACATCTTATACTGACAGCACAGGTAATGGATATACTGGTTCAGGCGTTAACAGTCCAACATGGAGCACCAATACTCCATAACAATTACATAAAAAAACTTTTGTATCTTTGTTAAATTAATAACTTAAATAAATATAATATAATGGAAGAAAAAACTAAAAAATTAACGGAAAAAGAATTAACGGTTCTTCAAGAATTACAAGCAGAGTTTAATCAGTTAAAAATGAGCTTGGGTGATACCATTTTGCAACAAAAACAGTTTATGGAACAGATAGAAGAAGTTAAAGGAAAGTTTCAAGAACAAGAGTTAAGCTTAATGGAGATATATGGTAAAAACGCCACTATAGATTTACAAACTGGAAATGTTACTGATCCCCCAAAAGAAGAAGAGGCTGCGGACTTGAAGATAGAAAAATAAAAATGCAACCCTATGGCTAAAATAAAAAACACAACCGCTTACCCAACAGTAACGCCATCTACAAATGATTTAATAATTGGTACTGACGTTAGTGATAACAATAAGACGGTTACTTTTACGGTTAGCTCAATAGGAGGAGGTGCAGGTGTCAATCAAGATTTAAATTCTGTATTAGGCGTGGGGAATACCTCACTGCTTAATATTGAGTTGAATGGTACCGCATCAGCATTAGGATCAAGTATATCTGCGATAGATATATTTCCAACAACAATTTCGGCAGGAGGTTTAGGATCTGTAGGTACTGCGGGACAAGTTTTAAGTTCTACTGGAACTGGTATAGCTTGGATTGCTGCACCAGGAACAAATCAGTCTTGGAACAACACTTTAGCTGTAAGTCCAATCGCAACAGCAAATCCTGAATTAACAGGAACATTTACAATACGAACAAATGGAGGTTTATCCTTAGAAGGAAATTCAACTTTATCTGTTAAAGGTACCTCTGTATTTTATAACATTGTAACTTTAAGTGATGGTGTTGATTTAAAAGTTAGCGATCAGTCACAGATAGGTATAGATGATGGAACAGGAACTTACGTTTATGGTACTACTGGACAGTTTTTAAGTGCAACAGCTACAGGACTTGCTTGGTCAAGCGGGACTACTATTACAAAGCCAACCTTACAAGAAGTTGTAAATGCTGGTAATACTTTATTAAATAGTAGTATAATTTTTACAGGAACTGGTGGAATTACATTAAGTGGAACTAATACAATAACAGGACAAGGAGTTATAAATTTTAATGGTAATGGAACGCCAACAGCTTCAGCAACACAAGGAAGATTAATAATAAGCCAAGGAGCAATTAGTTTAACGGGGGCTAATAGCGAAATAAAACTATTTGGTAGTTCAGGAACTGCTGGTCAGGCTTTAGTTTCTAATGGGCCTTTTATAACTCCTACATGGCAAACAGTAGCTGGATCAAGTGCTAATTTGCAACAAATTTTAGATAATGGAAATACAGCAACACAAAATATAAACTTAACTGGAGATATAAATTTAGATGGGGGAGGTTTAAAGTTAGGATCTAATGGCTTTATAGAGCTAAACGGTAACAGAGGAACTTTAGGGCAAGTTTTAATTTCAGGAGGCCCAGGAGGTTTTCCTACATGGGGAGCTGGTGGAAGTGGAGTTACAAGTATAGATGTTGTAGACACTACATATTTAGATATGACAGTTGATAGTTCTATTGCAGCTGTACCTAAATTAAAAACAGAGTTAATTACTACTGGCACGGTATCTACAGGCCCAGGAGGATTAACAACAGCTTTTTATGACAACAACACTACAGGAACAAATTATGCGGTTGGAAGTAATTTATCTACGGTAGCAACAACTGGATCTGGCTCTGGTATAGTAGTCAATATAACAAACACAACCGCTGGTAGTGTGGTTTTAGCAGACTTATCATTTAATTCAGGAGGTTCAGGGTACGCAGCTGGAGATTTATTTCAAGTAATACAAGCTGGCTCTGATAACAATTTAATTATTGAAGTAGATGGAATAGCTACAGGAACCTATTATGATCAAACAGGTAGATTTTCAACTCCTAAAGGAGCTGACTGGGATTTAGCTGTAACTAATGCGGGGAACCTAATAACTGTAACAAATTCAGATGGAACAAATTCTAGTTCGTTTACATTACAAGGAGGCGGCGGTGCGGTATTTACTAACGCAGGAAATAATAATATAGAACTATCTTTCAGTGGTTCTGGAACAGGAACAGTTCAAAGTATTAGTTTAACTGATTCAACAGGATCGGCAGGAACTGCAATTACAAGCTCAGGTACCTTTACTTTTGCAGAGCAGGCTGCAACTGCTACTTATTTAAGAACAACATCTGCCGTAACAGGTACGTCTATAAAATTATCTACTGAAACACCAACTATTCAAGTTGTGGCAACAAAAGGCGGTACATTACTTGATAAAGCATTAACTATTCAAAACTCAAACGGAACAACAAATAATTCATTTGTATTAGGAACAACAGCCGCACCATCAGTAGCAACCGCTGGTCAAGTATTAGCTTTTAATAGCACAGGTGGTGGGTATATGGAATGGGTAGCACAAGCAGCAGGGGGTAATATGACTTCTTGGAATATTGATGGAGATACTGGCGGCCCTGGAACAGTTGCTGACGGAGAAACAGTAAATATAGTTGGCGGTAACGGTATTAGTACGGCAAGTACTCCAGGAACTAGAACAATAACTATTACTAATACAGGAGTTTCACAAGTAAATGGTTTGGGAGGAAGCATTACATTAAGCGGAAGTGCTAACACAACCGTAGGAGTAAAGGCGGTGTTAACAGCTACTATTACTACGGCAGGAGCAGGATATGTGGCTAATAATTACTATCCAACTACTAAAGTTTCTTCTGTTATTGGAACTGCCGCAGGCGTAATAGTTAGAGTTACCAGCGTTAGTGCAACAGGAGGAATTACTGGGGTATCAATCTATGGTGGAGGAAAAGATTGGACAATAGGAGATATTTTTTCTGTAAACTTTGGAACCTCAACAGCTACTATAACCGTAGCCTCGGTTAGTGCAGTAGGAACAATAACCGCAACAACCTGGAGAGGATTGTCAGGTGTAGATGTAAGTTCTTCAAGTAATTATAAAATAAGAAATATTGGTCGTTTTGAAAACGATTTAACTTTGTATTCTAGTAGTATTAATGAGGTGGTATCAACAGGGGCTTCAGCTACTTTTACTGGATCATTTATTTCAGTAGGTACTAGTGCTTTAACAACAACACCTATTAATGGAATAACTATTCTGGATAACACAGGTGAAGATCTTGGTTTAATTTCAAGAGCATCTGATACCAATATAAAAATAGGATCGTATGCAGCTGGTTGGGATTATTCTAATGCGGCTTGTATTAATAATATAGGAATAGGAGATAACACTAATTCGGCTCTAACTACAGGATTTAAAAATATAGCTATAGGGGAAAACGCAAACAGTGCGAATGACACAGGAACTAACAATATAGCTATTGGTGGAGACACACTTAAGATTTCTGCTGGTGGAAGTAGTAATATTGTTATAGGAAGTTTAGCGGGAAGAGATGCAATACCAGTTGGCGACATCTTAATAGGTAGTAATGCGGGTAGGAATTTAGGTAATAGCACAGGACTTCCTACTAATGTTGACATGCAATTAAGAGTTGCAATAGGTAATAGTGCTATGATTGGAGACGCTACTCATAAGCATGAGCATAATCTAGGTGACGTTGCTATAGGTGATAGAGCCAAACAATATAAGGCATCAACTGCTAATGGAGTTAATGAAGGAGGTGGTGTTTATATAGGTCAACTTGCGGCTCAAGGTTATAACAATTTCCGTTCAAGTGGCAATAGTGCATATCATGTTTGTATAGGGTATAATGCGATGGGTTTTGGAGGGGCAAGTGCAAGAGAGGGTCAAATAGCTATAGGGCGTGCAGCTTCTATAGGTAGTCAGACTGTAGAAACCCAAACATACAACACATCAACAAAAGGAATTGCTATAGGTGTTGAAGCTGAAGGTGACGCTACTGATCATCCTAATATAACTAGGTCAGGCGTAGGAAATATAGCAATAGGATATCAATCCGCAGGAATAACTGGATCAACAATAAGCGGAGGAACGATTGCTGTTGGTACTCGCTCACTTGCTGAAGGCTCAAACTCTATTGCAATAGGTACAGGTGCAACAGCTGGAGACTCAGGGGGAGCAAAAGACAATGGTATTGCTATTGGTAAAGATGCTTCATCTAAATTTGTAGGAGGAGTAGCACTAGGAACAGGAGCCACCACTACAGATGCAAATCAGCTTGCTATTGGTTCTTCTACAAATGCTGTAGGTACAGTGACTGTTGCAACTCCAGCAATAACAACAACAACATGGACAGTAAAAATAAACGGAGTAGATTATAAAATTCCTATGTATGCTGCATAAAATTAAATTAAATGAAAGTAGAATTAAATGAAGAGTCTATTAAAAATATTAACCGACTATTACAATCTTTACCAATTAGCACTTTAGCTATAGTAGAAGAAATAACAGTTGAGATTAATAAAGGTTTAGTAGAAGATAAAATAAAATAAAATGGATATTAGAAAAATTTCCATTGGTTCAGATTATAAATCTGGATCAATGCATTATATAGTTAATCAGTCTGTCCTGGGTGGGGAATACAAAATACACTTAATACAAGCAAACGAATCATCTCAATCTTACAAACTCTGGGTTATAAAAAACGAAGAGGTTTTGATATGGAAAGAGTTTTTATATACGCTTCCAATTACTTTAGAATATAATATAAACTTTTAATGAGGGCCTTACATTCCTTTATTGTAGAGCCTGTAAACAACAGAAGATACAATAATATATTAGAATTTGATAAGGCAGATTTTGTTACAAGTGTGTCTGAAGAAGACCATACGGTTTCAAATAGATTTGCAAAAGTAGTTTCTTTACCACTGTACTATGAAGGAGAAATAGAAATAGGAGATATACTATTAGTTCATCATAATGTGTTTAAGTTTTATAACGATATGTATGGAAGAAGAAAAAGCGGTAAAAGTTATTTTAAAGATAATTTATTTTTTATAGAAGATGATCAATATTTTTTATACAACCACAATAAAAAGTGGACTGCACCAGGGAAATATTGTTTTATAAAACCCTTAGAGGTAAAAGATTCTTTTTTAAAAAAAAGCGGTAAATACGAACCTTTACAAGGAACTATAAAATATTCTAACAAACAATTAGAAAGTCTAGGAGTTAAAGAAAATGACATAGTTGTTTTTGAGCCTGACAGCGAATATGAATTTAAAGTAGACGGTGAGATTTTGTATAGAATGTTTACGAATAATATAACAACAATACTTAATGAATAATAAAGAATTAAGATTTCAAATTATTAGTGCTGGAGAAAAAGCTGTAGCCCAATTAATTAAAGTAGCAAAAGAAGATATTATTAAGTATGATGCTGATGATCAGTTAGCGGCTGACAAATTAAAAAACGCTGCGGCAACAAAAAAATTATGCATTATGGATGCTTTTGAAATATTAAAAAGAATAGAAGAAGAAAAAAACTTATTAGAAGGAATAGTAGTAGAAAATAAATCATCAACACCAAAGGGATTTGCAGAATCAAGATCAAAATAAATTATATAAAATATTAAAAGATTATATACCTAAAGGTGTATTGTCTAATAAAAACAGAGCTCGTACATGGTTGTATGGGTATAATGAAAAATATGATGTTGTTGTAATATCTAAAGACGGGACAGTTGGAGATGTATATGAAATTAGTAATGTAAAAATTGCATTACCAAAAACTCCTAAAAATTTTGTAAACGAAAAAAAAATTAAGTCAGAGCAAACCTGGTCACCTACTTTATTACCTAAGGTTTTAAAAAGAATACAAAGTATATTTCAATGGCACGAAGCTCCTTCTAATTTTAAAGCAGAATGGGTTGACTACATAGAGCAAGAGTTTGACAAAAGAGAGCAAGGACATTGGTTTAAAAATAATGGTATTCCTACTTATATAACTGGTACTCATTATATGTATTTACAATGGACTAAAATAGATATAGGTCATCCTGATTTTAGAGAAGCAAATAGATTGTTTTATATTTTTTGGGAGGCATCTAAGGCTGACAAAAGAAGCTTTGGTATGTGTTACTTAAAAATAAGGAGGTCTGGATTTTCTTTTATGAGTTCATGCGAAGGAGTAAATCAAGCTACTATAACAAGAGATGCTCGTATAGGTATACTTTCTAAAACAGGTGCTGATGCAAAAAAAATGTTTACAGATAAAGTTGTTCCTATATCTAATAATTACCCGTTTTTTTTTAAACCCATTCAAGATGGTATGGATAAGCCTAAAACAGAATTAGCATATAGAGTTCCTGCATCTAAAATTACTAAAAAAAATATGTATGATATTGGAAGTGAGGAACTTGATGGCCTAGACACTACAATAGATTGGAAAAATACATCTGATAACTCTTATGATGGGGAGAAGTTGCAATACTTATTACACGACGAAAGCGGAAAATGGGAAAGGCCTGAAAATATTCTAAACAACTGGCGAGTAACTAAAACTTGTTTGAGGTTAGGAAGTAAGATTATAGGTAAATGCATGATGGGGTCTACTTCAAATGCATTAGACAAAGGAGGTAGTAATTTTAAAAAATTATTTGATGATTCTGATGCTTCAAAAAGAAATCAAAATGGTCAAACAAAATCTGGGTTATATAATTTATTTATTCCAATGGAATGGAATTTTGAAGGGTATATTGATAAGTATGGAATGCCTGTTTTACATACTCCTGACAAACCGATAGTAGGTATTGACGGGGAAGATATAAAAACAGGAGCTATAAACTACTGGGAAAATGAGGTAAATTCTTTAACTCAAGATGCAGATGCATTAAACGAATTTTACAGACAATTTCCACGAACAGAGTCTCATGCTTTTAGAGATGAGTCTCAACAGTCATTATTTAATTTAACTAAAATATATCAGCAAATAGATTACAATGACTCTTTGATGCTAGGCCAACATACAACAAGAGGATCGTTTTCTTGGGAGAATGGTGTAAAAGACACTAAGGTTATTTTTTACCCTAATAAAAGTGGAAGATTTTTAGTAACTTGGACACCAGGAATAAGTATGCAGAATAATGTTATTGTTCGTAACGGAGTTAAATATCCTGGAAATGAACATTTAGGAACTTTTGGTTGTGACTCTTATGACATTTCAGGCGTGGTTGTGGGTAAGGGGTCTAACGGTGCCCTACATGGTTTGACAAAATTTAATATGGATGATGCTCCTTCTAATCATTTTTTTTTAGAATACATAGCACGACCGCAAACAGCAGAAATATTTTTTGAAGAAGTTTTAATGGCTTGTGTATTTTACGGAATGCCAATTTTATGTGAAAATAATAAACCTAGACTATTGTACCATTTTAAAAATAGAGGATATAGAGGATTTAGTATGAATAGGCCAGACAAAAGATTTAATAAATTATCAAAAACAGAAAAAGAGTTAGGAGGAATACCTAACACCTCTACAGATGTTAAACAATCTCATGCGGCAGCTATAGAGTCGTATATAGAAAAGTATATAGGTTTAGATTTTGAAGGAGACTACAGAGAGAAAGATTTAATGGGAGATATGTTTTTTCAAAGAACATTAGAGGATTGGGCAAAGTTTGATATTAATAATAGAACAAGGTTTGACGCTGCAATAAGTTCGGGTTTAGCAATCATGGCTAATCAAAAGCACTTATACACACCTACTAAACAAAATTCAAAAATAAGTATTAACTTTGCAAGATATAATAATAAGAGTAGAATAAGTGAAATAATAAGATAATGAAAGGAATAACAATAGATATAAAATCTGCTGCTTTTCCAGATCAATTTGTATCAGATTCTGAGAAAAAAACAAAAGAGTTTGGTTTACGAGTAGGTCAGGCTATTCAATACGAATGGTTTAGAAAAGGAGGCGGGAGTCAATGTAGGTTTTACAGTCAATGGTTAGAGTTCAATCGTTTAAGATTATACGCTAGAGGAGAACAATCTATAGCTAAATATAAAAACGAATTATCAGTTGATGGAGACTTGTCTTATTTAAATTTAGACTGGACTCCAGTTCCTATTATTCCTAAGTTTGTAGATATAGTTGTTAATGGAATGTCAGATAGATTGTTTTCTGTTAAAACATACGCACAAGACGCTATGTCTTCAGAAAAAAGAGGTAAGTTTCAGCAAATGATTGAAACGAATGTTATAGCAAAACCTTTATTTAAACAAATAGAAAAAGATTTTGATGTAGGAGTTTTTCAAGTAGATCCTGAAACGTTACCAGAAACAGATTTAGAAATGGAGCTTTATATGCAGATGAATTACAAGCCTGCTGTAGAAATTGCTAATGAATGTGCAATCAACACTTTATTAGATGAAAACCATTATAATCAAATTCGTAAAAGAAATGATATGGATTTAATGACTATAGGGGTTTCTATGGTAAAGCATGATTTTCTTTTAGGAGATGGTATTGATGTAAAATATGTAGATCCAGCTAATGTTGTTTATAGTTACACTGAAGATCCTTATTTTAAAGATTGTTTTTATTGGGGAGAAATTAAAACGATTCCTATTGGGGAAGTTTTAAAAATAAAACCAGATTTAACTAATGAAGACTTAGAAGAAATCTCAAAATATAGTCAAGCCTGGTATCAGTATTATAACGTATCTCAAATGTACGAAAACAGTATGTTTAGAAAAGACACCTGTACTTTAATGTATTTTAATTACAAGTCTACTAATAGTTTTGTATATAAGAAAAAACAAACTGCTGAAGGTAACTTTACTACAGTTCCTAAAGACGATCAGTTCAATCCGCCTGAAGAAATGATGGAAGAAGGTAATTTTGAAAGAGTAGAAAAAAGAATTGACGTATGGTATGACGGGGTTATGGTTATGGGTACTAACTTGTTGATAAAGTGGGAGTTATCAAAAAACATGGTGCGTCCTCAGTCGGCAAGTCAATACGCTATGCCTAATTATGTAGCAACAGCACCAAGAATGTATAAGGGTAATATAGAGTCTTTAGTTAGAAGAATGATTCCTTTTGCTGATTTAATTCAAATGACACACTTAAAGTTACAACAAGTTATTTCTAAAGTAGTTCCAGATGGTGTATTTATAGACGCAGACGGAATGAATGATGTAGATTTAGGTTCTGGAAATGCTTATTCCCCAGAAGACGCTTTAAGATTATATTTTCAAACTGGTAGTGTAGTAGGAAGAAGTTATACTCAAGACGGAGAATTTAATCAAGCAAGAGTTCCAATAACACAACTTACATCTTCTAGTGGGGGTCAGAAAATGCAAATGTTAATAGGGAACTACAATCATTACTTAGATATGATAAGGCAAGTAACAGGGCTAAATGAGGCTAGAGATGGATCAACTCCTGACGCAAACGCTTTAGTTGGTGTTCAAAAATTAGCAGCTTTAAATTCTAATACAGCAACTAGGCATATACTAGAAGCTAGTTTATACCTTACACAAACTTTATCAGAAGCTTTGTCAATAAGAACGGCAGATGTCTTAGAATACTCTGATTTTGCTGACGAGTTTGCTATGCAAATAGGAAAGTATAACGTAGGTATATTAGACGATATAAAGAATTTATATTTATATGACTTTGGTATATTTATTGAAATGTCTCCTGATGAAGAACAAAAAGCTATGTTGGAGCAAAATATACAGATGGCTTTGTCTAAAGGTGGTATAGACCTAGAGGATGCTATTGATATTAGAGAAATTAAAAATATCAAGATGGCTAACCAATTACTCAAAGTTAAAAGAAAGCAAAAACAAAAACAGGAGCAACAACAACAAGCAGAGCAGATGCAAATGCAACAACAAAATAATATGCAAGCACAACAAGCTGAGGCTCAAATACAAATGGCTAAAATTCAAGCAGAAACACAATCTAAAATGCAAGTTGCACAAGCCACTGTTGGTTTTGAAATAGAAAAACTTAAAAACGAAGCTGCACTAAAAGAACAGCTAATGATGACAGAGTTTCAATTTGCTATTCAATTAAGAGGAGGGGAAGAGCAAGCCTTAAGTAATAGAGAGCAAGCGAGAGAAAAAGCTAAAGACAAAAGGGTAAGTCAACAATCTTCTGAACAGTCTCAATTAATTACGCAAAGAAAAAACAATTTACCTCCAATAAATTTTGAGTCTAATGAAGATAGTTTAGATGGCTTTGATATGGCTGAGTTCAACCCAAGATAGTCTAAAAAATTAAATAAATAAGTATTAACTTTGTATAAATTAAATAAAATAAAATGGAAATTACAGTAAAAGAAGTTACAAAAGAAGAAAAATCAAGACAGGAGATAGAGCAAGAACTTTTAGATAAGCATGAAGAAAAGCAAGAACAACAAGAAAATGTTTCTAATCCTGTAGCAGAAGTACAAACAACGGAAAAGGAAAACACAGAAGATGAGGATCAGTCCGAGTCAGCTGTAACGGAAGAAACTCCCTCGTCAGAGTTAAATGACGAAGACGTTCTTAAATATATAAAAAATAGATATGATAAAGATATCTCTTCAGTAGATGATTTGTTTACGCAAACAAAAGACAATGACGAATTACCTGAAGATGTTTCGGCATATCTAAAATATAAACAGGATACAGGGCGTGGTATTGAAGACTTTTATAAATTACAAAGAGACTTTGATACCATGGACTCTGATGAGTTATTAGCTAGTTATTATGGTGAAACCGAAGAAGGTTTAGACGCTATAGATATTCAAGATTTGATGGAGGATAAATTTTCTTACGATGAGGAAGAAGATGATCCAAAAGATATTAAGAAATTAAAATTAGCTAAAAAAAGAGAACTTGCAAAAGCGAAAAAATATTTCGTTGTTCAAAAAGATAAATTTAAAATTCCTCTTGAGTCAAGTGGGAGTGGGTTATCTGAATCTGACAAAGAAAGTTTAAGTGCTTATAAAAGTTACATACAGGAGTCTAAAACTGTTAAAGAAGCAAACCAAAAAAAGTATGATTGGTTTCTCAAGAAAACTGATGAGGTTTTTGGCAGTGAGTTCAAAGGTTTTGAGTTCAATGTAGGAGAAAAGAATTTTACTTTTAAGCCTGGAGATTCTCAAGAATTAAAAAGCAAGCAGTCTGATGTTAATAATTTTTTGAGTAATTACATGGATAAAGATGGAATGATTACTGATGTTAATGGTTATCATAAGGCTTTATCAATGGCGATGAATCCAGAAAAGTATGCTAAGTTTTTTTATGACCAAGGAGTGTCTGATACCGTAGATAATGTTTCTAAAAAATCTAAAAACATTAATATGGATATAAGACAATCTCAACAAAGCGTTATGAAAGACGGATCAAAGATAAGAGCGTTAGGCTCAAACTTTAATGACAGTGGTAGAGGACTAAAAATTAGAAGTTTAAAAAAATTATAAACAATTAAAACATAAAAAAAGATGCCAGTAAACGCAGTCCCTGGGTTTAATTTGCAGCCAAGTGCTCAGCAAGTTGCCCAACCAACAAACTACATAACTAACTTTGATTTTCTAAATCAGTATTTACCAGATACTTATGAAAAAGAATTTGAGCGTTATGGAAATAGATCAGTAGCTTCATTCTTAAGAATGGTAGGTGCTGAAATGCCAACTAACTCAGATATGATTAAGTGGGCAGAACAAGGAAGGTTACACACTAAATATACAGCTATGACAACAGGATCTATAGCTGGTGTTGACGCAGCCACTTGGGTTATTCCAGCTGGTCAATTAACAAGTACCCCTCCTACATCATCAGCACCAGCAAATGGTTTTGGTGCAATTAGAGTAGGTCAAACGATAATGATTTCTCTTGATACTAATGGAACAACATTATCTAATAAAGCAATCGTAACAGCAGCTCCAACAGCAGCAGCTCCAGGTACATTCACAGTAGCCTATTATGAGACAGCTGGACAAGCATGGACTGGAGTAGGAACTACAGCTACAATGTTTATTTACGGATCTGAATTTAGAAAAGGAACGCCAGGAATGGCTGGATCTTTAGAATCTCAAGATCTAATATTTGATAACAAACCAATTATTATAAAAGACCAGTATACTGTTAATGGTTCTGATATGGCTCAAATCGGGTGGATAGAAGTTACTACTGAGAATGGAGCTAATGGATACTTATGGTACCTAAAATCAGAGCATGAAACAAGACTACGTTTTGAAGATTACCTAGAAACAGCTATGGTGGAAGCAGTTCCAGCAGGTGCGGCTTCTGGTGCGGCAGATTTCTTACAAGGTCAAGTAGTAGGTTCTGGACTTGGTGTAGCAAATGGCTCTGGTTCTGATGGAATTTTCTTTTCTGTGCAAAACAGAGGAAACATCTGGAGTGGAGGTAACCCAGTTACTTTAGCAGGTTTTGACTCAGTTATTCAGAGATTAGACAGACAAGGATCTATTGAAGAAAATGTATTATTCGTTAATAGAAATTTCTCATTTGATATAGATGATATGTTAGCAGCACAAAACTCTTACGGAGCAGGTGGTACTTCATACGGTTTATTTGATAATGATAAAGAAATGGCTCTTAATTTAGGTTTCACAGGATTTAGAAGAGGTTATGACTTCTATAAGTCTGACTGGAAATACCTAAATGATCCTACAATGAGAGGAGGTTTAGAAGGTGGTGCAGTAAATGGGCTTATGGTTCCAGCTGGATCAACTACTGTATATGACCAAATCTTAGGTAAGAACGCAAAGAGACCTTTCCTTCATGTAAGATACAGAGCTTCTGAATCAGAAGACAGACGTTACAAAACTTGGATTACTGGTTCTGCTGGTGGTGCAAGAACAAATACTACGGATAGTATGACTGTAAACTTCTTGTCTGAAAGAGCTGTGTGTACTTTAGGAGCGAATAACTTCTTTATATTCCAACAGTAAGTAGGTGGTAGTAAACTAGAAAGGGAGGGTAACTCCTCCCTTTTTTTTAAATTAAATAAACTTAAAATTAAATAAAATGAACAAAGTAAAAAAATTAGTAAATAAATCGTATAAGTTAACAGGAGAAAGATCTCCTTTATCTTTTATGTTAGCGTCAAGACACCACAGAAGATCACCATTAATGTATTTTGACGAAGATCAAGGTTTAAACAGACCTTTGCGTTACGCAAGAAATCAAAAATCTCCTTTTGAAGATGAGCAAGATGGTAATGCTATATTAGAACCTATCGTTTTTGAAGACGGAATGTTAGCTGTTAGTAAAGAAAATCAAGTGCTACAAAAGTTTTTATCTTATCATCCAGGGAACGGGTCTACATTTGTAGAAATAAATACTCAAAGAGATGCGGCTCAAGAATTAGAAAGTGTTGAACTAGAGTTAGATGCACAAGTATTAGCTAGAGGATTAGATACTGAAAAATTAATAAGTGTGTGTAGGGTGTTTTTAGGGGTTGCAGTGGACAAAATGTCTATACCAGAATTAAAAAGAGATGTATTGCTTTTTGCAAAACATGAGCCTTACGAATTTATGGAGGTTTTAAACGATCCAATGTTAGAGCTTACTAATGTAGTAGCACAATTTTTTGACAATGGACTGTTAGCTTTTCAAAATAACAAAAAGGATGTTTATTTTTCTTTAAAAAAGAATAAAAGCAAATTGCTTACTGTTCCTTATGGAGAAGAAGCATATTATATAGTAGCCTCATATATGCAATCTGATGAAGGTATTGAAACATATAAGCTGCTTAAAAAGGCTTTAAATAAAGATAAATAGATTCATTATCTTTGTTAATTAATAATCATTAAAACCTTTTTATAAAATGACAAAATTCTTAAAAATAACAAACGCACCTTTTACAGGTCAATTAATTAGCTGTAACGGTATAAAAGCCGTAGCTACACAAACTGCTACAGCGGCTCTTGTAACAATAGATTACGTTGATGGAACGACTACAACTATTACTACAGCAGCTCAATTAGATTCAGATGTATATTTAGATATAGTAAACTCAATAGAAACAGCATTATCAACAGGATGGACTTCTCCATACTTTGAGCTAATTCTACCAAAGGCTGTAACTTCTATAGTAAACGCATAATCTTATGAGAGCGAAATACTTAGAAATTCCAATTAACACAGTTGTATCTTCTGGTACACTTGATTTAGTAATACCATCAGCCGCTTCGGCAGGAATAGCCTCAGGAACAAATGCAGGGGCTGCAACTAATGAGTTAAATGATGCAGCGGTAGACTTTGTTGCTTTAGGAGTGGTTGTTGGAGATATAGCTTATAATATTACTGCGTCAACGCAAGCAGCTTGTACGGCAGTAGCAACAAATAAGTTAACTTTTGCAACAAATTTATTTAATGCAGGTGGAGAAACTTTTGCTGTTCGTAAATTAAATCAATTAAATGCTGTAGGATCAACATTTACAGCTCGTAAAGTTAGAGTTGGAGATACTGTAACAAACACAACAGCTTCTACGACAACTACTGTAGCTGCTTTAATTAACGAAACATCATTAACATTAACGGCTGATATTTTTAACAGCTCAACCTTGTTTAATGATAATTTTACAATTTCAGCTCCTTCAAATGAAGTTTATAGTAATGGACAGTCTTTTTTAACTACTTTATCTGTTGGTGATGTATATGAAAACACTACACAAAACTTTAGTGAAATAGTTACTGTAATTATAGATAAAAATAGATTTAGATGCAGCTCTACAGTAGGTGCTCTTGGAGACGCATATAATATTTTTGACTCAACTGTAGCTTCAACATATTTAATTCAAATGGATCAGATAGTTTTAGCTGACAGAGCTGGAGCAGAACAAACTATAATTCAGTTAAACACAGTTAATAATGATGAAGTTACAATAGACCATTCAGATCAAGGAACTGGACGTGCTGTTGCTATTGCAATACAAAATGCTATGAAGAGAGGATATATAGGTGTTGATATGCCTGAACCTCCTGGCCCTTCTACTGCAAGAGTACAAATGCCGATATTTGAAAACGCGGTTATAACAGTAGAAAGCGTAACAGCAGCTTAATAGTTTTTACAACAATTCTTAAGAGGTTACTAAAAAAAGTAACCTCTTTTTTTTTCTTATATTTGTAGATATTTAAAATGTATTTTCTATGGCTATGATTAATAATGTTAGGAATACAGTATTGGCAATTATAAATAAAAATAATTACGGGTACTTATCTCCTCAAGACTTCAATTTGTATGCTCAACAAGCACAAATGGACTTATTTGAGGATTACTTTTATCAGTACAATCAATATATAAATAGAGAAAACCAAAGACTTTCGGGAACGGGGTACGCTGATATAACTAAAGGATTAGTTGAGGTAATAGATTCTTTTTCAGTACAAGCTTTTTTAATTGGAGGTAACGGAGCTAATTCTTGGAACTTACCGTTAGATTATTATTTAATAAATAAAATATTTCATTACCCTACACTTCTTACATCAGGAACAACAAGTGCAAGTAATAATAAACAGTTAATAAATGCTGCCTTAGTTGGCCAACCTTCTCCACCAGCTTTTAATACTGGAGCTACTGGCTTTACAGTATTCCCGCTTACAGGCAGTTTAGTTGTTAATACGGGTACTTTAACTGAATCATTTGTTAATTCAGTGGTAGACGCTACTACTTTAAATTTAGCAACTGATATATTTCAATCAGCTACTGTACCTCCTGCTGAAAACTATAGTATATTTGATGCAAACACAATAGTTGAGGTAGAAAGAGTAAGTCAAAATAAATTATTTTATTTAACTAGCTCTACAATAACATCTCCATCTTCATTATTTCCCGCTTACGTTTTAGACGGTAATACCATTACGGTTTACCCAACAACCATACAAGCTGCGGGTGCTATAAAAACACAATACGTTAGATATCCTAAAGCACCTAAATGGACTTTTGTTACAATAGTTGAAGGAGAACCATTATTTGATGCTTCGGCAGCAGACTTTCAAGACTTTGAATTACCATTGTCTGATGAACCAGGGTTGATAGCAAAAATATGTCAATATGTAGGAATAGAAATTAGAGAGCAACAAGTGTATAATTTTGGATCAACAGAGGAAGTGCAAGAAAACCAAATACAAGTATAAGAAATGGCATATATTACTGACTATCAATATTACGAAAACAATCAAGTATCTCCTAAGGATGAGAACTGGGGTTCATATCAGTATGTAAGCTTAGAAGATATAGTGTCTAATTTTATGTTAATATATCAAGGTAACAATGAGATATTAAATAACATAGAAAGGTATCAAGTTTTATTTCACGCAAAGAGAGGAATACAAGAGTTAAATTACGATGCGATGAAAGAAATTAAAGTATTGCAATTAACTGTAGACTCGCAAATAAGATTTATTTTACCTCAAGATTATGTTAATTATGTTAGGATATCGTATTACAGAGATGGTGTTTTATATCCATTAGTTGAAAACATACAAACACAATGGAGTAGTTCTTATCTGCAAGACAATAATGCACAGATTTTATTTGATTTAGATGGTAATGTGTTAAAACCTGAAAACTCTTTAGTGGATTTATCAAGACAAGGGGGAGGAATGAGAGCTTTATATTTAGGGCCTGGGCCTTACAACGGGCAGGAAGGATTTTGCTGTAATGGTGAATGGTATTTTGAATATGGAATAGGGGATAGATTTGGTTTAAACACAGAGACTGCAAATGTAAATCCTACGTTTACAATAAACAAACAAGAGGGAGTTATATATTTATCTTCAGATTTAGCGGGACAATCTGTAGTTTTAGAATATGTTTCAGATGGTATGGAGCAAGGAAATAATTCTAAGATACAAGTTAATAAATTATTTGAAGAATTTATATATGCATACATAAGGTACTCATTATTAAATGTAAAATATGGTATTCAAGAATATGTAGTTAATAGAGCTAGAAAGGATAAGTCATCATTATTGAGAAACGCAAAACTAAGATTAAGTAATATGCACCCTGGAAGACTATTAATGAACATGAGAGGACAGAGTAAATGGCTGAAATAATATGGATATTAACACGAATTTTATAGCTGGTAAAATGAATAAAAGCGTTGATGAACGCTTAGTACCTCCAGGACAATATATAGACGCTCTTAATGTAAGGCTAGGATCAACAGAAACTACTGAGATCGGTGCTGTAGAAAACTCAAAAGGCAACACGAAACTTACTAGTATTAGTTATAATGGACAAGTTTTGTCAGGAGACGCTACTTGTATAGGTGCTTTTTCAGATGGAGTAAACGAAAATATTTATTGGTTTGTTCACGACCCTTCTTCTGCAACCTCAAGTTCAGGAGTAGTTGATATGATTATATCGTATAATACTACAGGTCAGTCTGTAACATATCATGTGGTTAGTGAAACCGTATTAAATTTTGATCCAAAGTTTTTAGTAACTGGTGTAAGTTTAATAGAAGACTTGCTGTTTTTTACAGACGACTTTAATCCTCCACGAAAAATAAATATAAAAAGAAATTATTCAGAACCTTTAGCTGGGGTGGATCAGATTTCAGCAGAAGAGTTAAATGTTATCGTTAAGCCTCCAGGATTTAGTTCTTATACTACATCTTTAGGCGTTACAGAGTATGAGCTTGCTCGTCCTGATATTAAATTAGTTAATGTTCCTGGAGAGGAGAATTATATAGTTGATAGGTTTTTGTGTTTTGCATATCGCTATCAATATCTTGATAACGAATATAGTGCTACATCATTATACACTACTTCAGCTTTTGAACCAGGGGCGTTTTTTTTTGATCCTAGTAATTATTACAACGAAGGTATGGAGAACACATTTAATGGTGTTGAAGTAACTTTTAATACGGGAGGTAAATTAGTTATTGCTGTTGAATTACTTTATAAAGAGTCGGTAAGCAATAATATTTTTGTAATAGAAAGGTATAAAAAAACTGATTTAGGATGGTCTGATAATAGTTTGCAAACAGTAAACTTTACTAATTCAAAAATATTAAGCCTTATAGGTCAAGACGAATTGTTAAGGTTGTATGATAATGTTCCTCGTTTAGCAAAGTCTCAAACTATAATGGGAAACAGACTGATTTATGGTAATTATGTAGATCAATATAACATAACTACTTCTGATGGTGCGGAAATACCTATTGACTTTACTGCCTCAACTAGCTCAGTACCAGTAGTAAATGCTAATGTTTCAGCAATTTTAACAACAACCGCAACAAACATAATAAATCCTGCTGCGTCACTTCAGGTTTCTTTAGATACAGCTACATTTGATTTAGATGATTTAGGTATTTCTCTTCCAATATTAATAAATTCTCAATTTACATTAAGAGTAAAACTAACTTCTGGCGTTGTTCAGCCTGCTCCTTATAATACACCTTTAGGAGGGGATACAGGTAGTTCTAATTTTCCTACTACATTTTCAACTAACACGCCATCAACAGAATTTTCTATTGAAACTATTGTAGTGGCTCAAGGCAATTATGTTTCTTTTAATGATTTTTTATTAAGTAATGAGTTTGCTGCCGCTATAGGAGATAGTAATACTATTACTCCTATTTCACCAACTGCGGTGTATGGCCTTTCTTTAACGGATGAATTATATAAAGTAATTAATGCACCTAGTTCGCCAGTACAATATGAATTTGTAAATTCTGGAAAATTTTCTTCTTCACCATCGCAGCAAGGATTTAGATTAGTTGTTTCTGGAAACACTTTTAAAATTCAAGTCCCAGCTATTCAGTACCAGTACAATCCTGGGGGAGGGGGTGCTATAGTGAATGTGTATGAATATTTTAGTTATTCTTTTACAAGCATAACACAAAACATACTACCATACAGAGGAGAGTCTTCGGATTGTAATTTTGTTTTTTCAAGTGTTTCTGATTCTTCTAGTCTTCATAGTAACAGAAATTATGACGCGGCTATAATATATATGGATGAGTTTGGAAGAGCGTCAACTGCATTAGTGTCTCCAAACAACACTGTGTTTTTTGATTCAAGCACTTCTATTGATATTAATACAATAAAAATTAATATTGAAAACAGGCCTCCTTCTTGGGCAACAAAATATAAGTTTGTTTTAAAGCCTTCTTTTGGAGATTATAATATTATATATAGCAATCAAATATTTCAAGACTTTCAACAAGCTAATATTTCATACGTTAGACTTCAAGGAGAGTCTACCTCTTTAGTTTCTAAGGGAGATATACTGACTGTTAAAGTTGAAAGCACTGGAGATGCCGTGCTAGGTTTAGTTGAAACTACAGTTTTAGAGGTAGAGGCTTTAGCCGCAGGAGATACAACCATAACTCCGCCAGTATCCCCACTGCCAACAGGTGCTCCAGCAGGGCTGTATATGAAATTACAACCTCAAGGGTATAGTGCTAGAACAAATCTTCTTTCAATAATAGATCTTCAATTTCTTGACGCAAGAACTTATAATGTTCTTGGCCAAACAAATTTACAAGAAAATCCTCTCATAGAGTATCCTGTTCACAGACCTATCACATTAGCACCTATTGCTATTCCTTTAGGATCAGTCGTAAGCATGAGATTTAAAACAAGAAGAAATGATTCGTCTGTATTTTGCAGAAAGTCTTTATTAGGTGTGAGTTCTCCTAAAAACTACATAGTAAAAGCTAGTCAAGATGCGGTAAGTTTTAGAGATTTTTGGAATCAAGAAAATATTAACCCAGCTCTTTTTATGGTTTCTAGAGGAGATGAAGATATTACTTTTAGATATTACGATCAAGTGTTTTTACCAGGAGATACTCCTGCTGAAGTTGACGAAGAAATGCAGTTTTATTGGGTACAGACAAACTCAGGAAGTCCTTTGTTTTTAGGTATGAGAATGTGTAGTGAAGGGTGTTACCCTGCTCCTGGAGTAAACTTTCATTTGCGTATTGAAGCACAGATTTCTATTAGCATAAACGACAACTTTATGGCTTTTGAGACAAAACCAGCTGAGTCCGATCCAAGCTTGTTTTATGACTCTTCTGAAATGTATAATATTCTTCCTGATATAAATGGAGATCTTGCTCATTATGGGGACGGAACAATCGTTGGTCAAAACCAGGTTATTTCCTCAGGTATTCCTGCAATCGTTACCCTACCTTTTCACGATTGTTTTACTTATGGTAATGGAGTTGAAAGCTATAGGTATAGAGATTTGTCTACGGCAAAAGATTTTATTTTAGGAGAAAGAGTAACAGCGGTGTCTAATAATGAATTTAAAGAAGCAGACAGATTAGCGAGCTTAACATATAGCGGGGTATATAGCGGAACAAGTAATGTAAATAATTTAAATGAATTTAATTTAGGCTTGGTAAACTTTAAAGACTGTGAGTTAGTGTACGGGCCTATAATGAAATTACATTCAAGAGAAACAGATATATTACTTTTACAAGAAGACAAAATATCTTATGTCTTGGTTAATAAAAATTTATTAAGTGATTCTACTGGCGGCGGAGTTATAGTTTCTGTTCCAGAAATATTAGGTCAGCAAGTAGCTAGAATAGAAGAGTATGGAATAAGTTTTAACCCTGAAAGTTTTACAAGCTGGGGAAGAGATGTGTATTTTAGTGATACAAAGAGAGGTGCTATACTAAAACTTACTGGTGCAACAATGAAAAGCGATCAGTTAGAGGTTATATCTACTTATGGAATGAGGTCTTATTTTAGAGATAAATTTGCAGACCAACTAAACACACAAAAACTAGGGGGTTACGATCCTTATATGAACGAATATGTTTTTTCTTCTAACTCTACACCTGTTCCTTTCCCTGCCTCGACTATAGATTGTGGTGCTCAAATACAAAGAATTAACAGCTCTACACCTTTAACTTTAACTGTTGAGCTAGGAACAGCTACTGGTAATGTAGATGTTGTGATAAATTCTGCTTCACCAGGAATGGATATAAATTCTATAATTGACTGGAACAATAATATTACAACAAGCAATAATCTAACTACTTCCAGTGTAATAACATTTCAAAAAGCCGCTCCATTCCCTACTACAGCTACTATTACTATTACCCCTAACTCATCTTCTTCTTATAATTTGTTTTTTAATTGCGTTACAACTCAAACTTTAAATGTAGTACAAGTTGTTTTAGGAACTCCAATTAGCGGATTAATTAGTTCAGGAGCACAAACTATTCATTACGAATACAGATGGAGTAACGGACAGTTTACTAGTCCTTTAGATTCAAATCAAGTAACTTTTAGTGCAACAAATAATGTAAGTGCGTATTCAATTAATACAGGACAGACTTCTATAGGATTATATCCTAGTAATGGATCTACAGTTACAATGAAAGCTAACAAGTTTCCAAATGATACTTATGTTTTTAATGATACAGAAAATAGATTTTATGCAATAACAAGTAACGCTGTTCCAGCGTCTAGTGGGTCTACTTTTGATTTAACGTTATTAACTAATGAGTCTACACCTATTATAGGTTCTCAGCCAGATGCTAATGGAGTTAATCAAATTTACAAAGCTACTTCAGCCAATTTATCTATAACGTCTAGCACACAAACATTGTATTTAGTTTGGGATTTAAGAGATAGACAAAATAACGACTTTTGTTATTCTTCAGTAAGTCAGGCAGATGCTTGTGTTGGGTGTTCGGTTAATCAACCCTGTATAGGCCCGTCTAATTTTATAATGGATCCTGCTGTGCAAACAACTGCTGCTTTGGCTTGTAATGGAGGAAATGGCCCTAACGGTTTATGGCTTAACAATCCAGGGGCGTACGCAGGTTTCTGGCATTCGGCAGCACCTGGTGCACCATCAACAAACGAGCCTGTGGTTGGAGATATAGCGTATAAAGCTTGCGGTTCTAACCCAGCTAATTGTTGTTTTGGGGGTGTACCAGCTGATGTAGGATTTTATTTTAGTAGAGCTCAAAGTGTAATAGAGGTTGGGGCTAACGGAGAAGTATTGAGTGTTAATTTATTCCCTTGTAATTAAAAGATATGGCACAATTTTTAAATTTTTGGCATGATGGAAATGACTTTGAGTTTGCTTATGCTATGTATACAGATCAGGCGTTAACTACTCCAGCTCCTGACGGATTTTATTCATCTAATGGTAGAGTAAGAGAACAATTAAATGGAAGGCTTTTGGCTTTTGTAAACTGTTAATATGGCAATTAAAGAAACATTATCTTATAGTGACGGAGTGAAAGGATGGCCGTCTTTTTATTCTTTTCTACCTGAATACATGATGGGTATGAATAGTTATTTTTATTCTTTTAATAACGGCCAACTGTTTAGGCATAATACAAATGAAGTAAGAAATAATTATTATAACGTTCAATATAATTCAAACATTACTGGAGTTTTTAATGTTGAACCTCAAACAGTAAAACTTTTTAAAACAATGTCGTTAGAAAGTGATGCTTCGTGGGGGGTAAACGAATTAACAACTGACCTGAGCACTGGTAATATGCTAAACACATACTTTAAACAAAAAGAAGGGGAGTGGTTTACGTTTATTAGAAACAAAAGTACTACAGTTAATTTTAAATTAAGATCAGCAAACGGAATAGGATCTATAACAGCTGTAAATGTAGCTTTTGTAGGTATAGATGTTGTATTTAGTGTTAGTCTAGGTAATATAGTTAGTGTTGGAGATACACTGTACCATCAGGTAACACCAACATCTTCTCGTCCTACAGGAATAATTACAGCTATTAACCAGGCAACAAACACCGTAACTATTGCGGTAGTATTAAACAATCCATTACCAAATCAGTTTGCTTTTTACTATAAAAATCCTGTTGCAGAATCATACGGAGCCCGTGGGTATTTTATGAGATTTAAGCTAGAAAACACAGACACGACTCCAGTTGAACTGTTTTCCGTAGGGAGTAGTGTGATGAAAAGTTATCCATAGATTTTATTATCTTTGCATAGATGGCTTTAAATATCAAACCACTAAGTGATAACGATTATGATAATATATTGTGTGGTTGGTGGAAAGATTGGAAGTGGACTGCCCCTAAAAAAGATTTTCTACCAGAAACGGGGTATATGGTTTATTATAATGATGAGCCTATTTGTGCTGGGTATATGTATATAACAAATTCTAATGTTGTTTTATTAGAATGGATTATATCTAGTTTTAAGTTTAAAGATAGAAAGATTAGAAAGGAGGCTTTATTTATGTTAGTGCAAACCATAACATCGCTCTCAGCTAACTTAGGAAAGAAATATGTATATTCGCTTTTAAAGAGTAAATCATTAATTGAAATATATCAGGAATTAGGGTTTGGAACAGGAGATCAAAACGGAACAGAAATGATAAAAAAAATATAATATGGCATTAGCAACAGCAACAATAATAGCTTTAGGTGGGGCCGCATTAGGTGGAGGTATGAATCTAATACAGGCCGCAGAAGCAAGAGATAGACAAACAAAAGCTGATGATAGAGCATCTGAATTAATGGCTGATGCTAAAAGGAAAGTAGAAAAAGATTTTTACGAAGGATTAAAAATGCCTATGGACGCTTATGAGCAAGCTGAAAAAGCAAATTTACAACAACAACAGCAAAACATTGAAGCTCTTCAACAAGCAGACTCAAGAACTTTAGCCGCTGGTGTTGGAAGGGTGGGAATGTTGGCAAATCAAAACACAGAGCAGCTAAGAGCTATGAAAGCTAAAGAAATGTTTGAGTTAGATAAAATAAAAGCTGGAAATAAAGATGATATGAATCAGCAGTTAATACAAATGGATGTTGCGGCGGCTCAAGATCAAGCGGCAAGAGCGGCTCAAGCTGATGAACAGGTAGGTGCTTTACAAGCTGGTGCGGCTAATGCATTTATAGGAGGTATAACTTCTGCGGCAGAATCTCAGGCATTATACCCTAAAAAGAAAATGGATCCTATGAATACTCTAGTTACTAAAGCTGGAAATACAACAGCTCTTAAGGTTAACAATGATGGCTTATCTGTTAATAAAGTTGGAAATTATCAAAACCCAACTACTGCTAGCGTTTCTAACCCTAATCTAAATATGTTTAATAAAAACCAAAATTCTTTCATTCCAAGTGATTTATATACTCAGGGCGGAGGTTTAAAATTTTCAGATAAACTTTTTATGAATCCATTCTCTCCTTCTGGAATTATAGATGTTGATTATGGTTTTTCTTTTGAAGATAGAATGAAAAGATTAGGAGATAACCGATTTAGAAAATATTAAAAGTAACTTATGGCTAAAAAAGATATAAATTTCCGTACTTACGTCAAGAGAGACTTAAACAAAACAACTGTAGATTGGGGAACTGTAGCAAATAAGCTTTCAACTGATTTATTAAGAATTAGAAAAGAAAGAGAAGAAGAAAGAGCAGAGTTAAGGGCTAGAAACGAAGACGATATACAAACCGTAAACACCCAGGAAGATTACACTAATAGGAGTTTGCAGGATTTAGCTCTTAATATGTCAGGAGAATCAGCAAATTTTTTAAGAGTACAAAACGAATTATTTGAAAACGGTCAAATAACTCAAACTGAGTTAGCTCAAGGCAGACAAAGGGTTTTGGGAGATTGGAAGCAATTTGGTAATGTTTCTAAAAGATGGGAAAGTGATTATGCTTCAATGAAAAAAAGAATTGATGACGGAGAGGGGTCTTCTTTTGAAGCCTGGTTTAGCAAGCAAAATGCTGCGTTTGGAAATCTGAATGATGTTCAGGGTTTTGTAAATCCAGCAACAGGAAGGCTTTCTTTAGTTAGAAGAAATGAAGATGGTAGTTTTCCAACAGATCCATCTCAATTCGTTAGCATGAATGTTATAAATAATAGGTTTAATGCAAGAGTTGATAATGTAACTCACAACGGTAATCTTACAAAAGCCTTAAACACTAAAGTAGATTCTTTGGGAGAGTTAATTTTAACTACTATTGAGAGTAATGGAGAGGTCTTTAGCATTGAAGGCCAGCAACAAGCATTAGAAAGTGATGCTATACAAGGATTTTTAGACGAGACAGCGGCACAATATACTGTAAACGATAATACCGTATTTAGTATTTTAGGAGATATAAACGGTAAATATTCTCCTACTGATAATGCTGATGAAGCTGCTGCTGATCCCTACAAGGTTTTGGTAGAGTATGATTCTAATGGAGTGCCTGTGCCTGTTAAAGAAGGAACAAACTGGAGTGATCAAGTTGATGCTGCAAGAGAAATAATTAAAGATAAAATGATTTTAATGCTTGATCGTAAAGAGTCAGGTAAGCCAGGGGATGTTTACACTAGGTATCAAAGAGAAAGTATCAACTTGAAAAAGAGAGAGCTTGATATGATTGATGAAAAAAATAAAGAAAATGAAGAGGATGAACTGGAGGATTCTAAATATAGGCCTGCTAATTACTCTAATAATTCTTATGGTGTTTATGGGGGAGAAGGTAAGGATCAAGTATCTGTTTATGATTACATAGAATCGTTCTCTGATAACTTTGATTTTACTTCAGACGCTAACGTAAAAAAAGCTATTAAAAATATTATTACAGGAACAATGGATCCTAATATATTAAATGATTTGGCAGAAGGTAAATACGGTGAGGATGAAAAGGCATTAGACTTTCAGTTTATTGATGATGGAAAAGATCATTTTGTTGTAACCTTAGGTAATAAAACTTTCCGTTACCCGCCTGAAGGATTTAGTATTAGAGATTCAGAATATGAAGATGGAGATAAAATAATTAAATTTTTACAAGACAATGTAATAAACCCTCAAACTAAAAGGTTTATAAATATGCAAAAAGAGAACAGAGCTGACACATCAACAGATCCTTTTGGTAACCCATTATAATAAAGCATGGAAGAGCAATTAAAACAACTTTACGACCTATATCTTAGTAATAAATTATTAAGTGCTGAAACTTCTTTTGAACAGTTTTCTACGGCAGACGAAAGAGTAAAGCAAGGGTTGTATGACTTAGGCATTGAAAACAAGCTTTTAAGCACTGAAACAGATTTTGAAACATTTTCTTCAGCTTGGGGGGTAAAAAAAAAAGACGATTTCAAGCCTTTTTCTCCAACGGATCCTACGGAGTCTGTTTCCGATCCAACGGATCAAAATATTTCATCGGACTTTTTAGATCAAACCGCTAACTCACAGGTAGAGCCTGTTCAGTTTAACACAAGTAGTGTAGTTCAACCTGGCGGAGCAAGTGATTCAATTTATGATACACCAGAATTTCCAGTAGAGGTAACTCCTCAAGATCAAACAAAAGATTTATACAACAAAGGTAGATTTGCAATTAGGGGGTCTCAAGAAAAAGATACCATGCTTGAAGAGTTGGTGGGTAAAAACTCAGTTACTGATTTTATTGGAGATATATATAGAGCTGGTAAGTCAGGATTTATTCAGGGTAATACCGCTGATGAAGGGCTAGAGTTGCTTTATGATGGTGCTGATGCTACATCGGAAGATATACAAGATTTCTTAGCTGCACAGGCAGCACTAAATGCTAACGGGCAGACAGATGAAATGGCTAACTTTAATAATATTTATGATAATTCTGAAAATAAAGCTATTGGTTTTTTGCAAGGTATGGCCGCTAACCCAAGTGTAATTTTTCAATTAGCAGCAGAGACTATTACTCAAATGGTTAACCCTGCTTCATTAGGAGCTGCTGGTACGGTTATAGGTACAGCCGCAGCAGGAGGAGCAGCCGTAGGGGCTTTAGGTGGGGGTGTGGGTGCTGTCCCTGTAGCGTTAGGAGCAGCGTTTAATCCAACTACATTAAGATTAGCTTTTGGTGCAGCTGGTGGTGCGTTAGAAACAGGATTGTCGTTTGCTCAATTCTTGCAAAAAGAATTAGATGACAGAGGTTTAGAAATGAATGAGGAAAATATAGTAAAAATTTTAAATAATGAAGAAGCTTTATCAAGTATTAGATTAAACTCATTAGGAAGAGGAGGAATAATTGGTACTATAGATGCGTTAGCGGCAGGAGCAGGAAGTACCCTAGTAAAGAGGGCTGCAAAAGCTGGAGCCTCTACTACTAGACGTAAAATTATAACAGGAGCAGCAGATGCTATAGGTGGGGGTACAGGAGAAACAGCTGCCATTTTAGCAACAGAAGGTGTAGACGCTTTAGATGTTAGAGAGATAGGTTTTGAAACTATTGGAGGTTTAGGTAAGACGCCGTTAACTTATGCAATAACTAAGTATAGGGGGAAAGTAGCTGAGTATAAAATAAAAGGAGAAAATGTAGATTCTGGATTGATGGCAGAAGCTATTTATGATTCTAGTGATGAAGCTTTTATGGGAATGGATATAAAGATTGACAATGATCCAATTTTAAAGGAAGCGTATGATAAAAGAAAAATGCGTCTTATAGCTGGAGAAGATATTAAAGCAAAGTTAAAAGAAGCTGGGGTAGATAATCCAGCAATTTTAGATAAGCTTGTTGATTTAGAGTTAGAGAAAAATAAATTTATAGGAAACGACACAGAGGCGGGCAAAAAAAGACTTAAAGAAATTAAAGCTGAAATAGAAGAATTGAGTGGTGTTACTACAGAAAACCTATTAACTCAGGATGAGAAAGATGCTTTAAATGACGAAATAGAAACTGATTATGAAAATGAGATAGATGCTTTAGATGATGAATACTATGAGGTGGATGAAGAAAATCAAAAACTGAAAGATGAAGGTAAGGAGTACAAGATGACGGAAAAAGAGGGTATGAATACCGAAGAAAGAGAAGCCGCATATCAAGCTGTAGAAGATAAAAGACAAGATAGATTAACCCAATTAAACGAAAAAACCGATGCCGTTCAAGAGTCAAGCACAGAGAAAGTGGATGCACCAAAACCTGCCGAAGATAGCCCAGAAATGGGAGATGGAGACGGACTCCCTACAGTCGCTCCCAATGAGAAAGGAAAGAAAAACCCCAACAAAGACAAGTCGCCAAAGGAGGTCGTTGATGACGAGAAGAAGACGAAAATAAAAGATGCTGTTCGTAATTACACAATAGTTAAAGATGACGCTGGAGATGTTGTTTCTATAAATGACAAAGAAGGAAAACCTCTTACAGGTAGAAAATTAGCTAAAGCTGAAAAACAAATAATTGAAGATACTAGTGTAGATGACGGTAAAAAAGTTGATGCTAATCCTAGTATGACAGAGGATAATTATAATGAAGATATAGCAGAAAATAGCGAAAATATAAGAGAGATAGCTGAAGCTATAGAGCAAGAAGAAGAAAGATCTAAAGACAAAAAGGAACAGTCACAAGAAGATCAAAAAAACGAAGACTCTAGAACTTACCGTGGTACAATTTCAGAAGCTGATTTTGCTAGGTATAATGACAAAAATAATCTTCCTAAAGATAAAAGAAGTAGAACGTGGAAATTTATTAGCAAGCCTGTTAAAGATTCGTTAGGTAGAGAAACAAATATGGGTGGAGAAG